CCCGTAGACGGATCATACTTGAGGGTCTCGCGAAGCTGCTCTATCGTAATACTCATTGGCTATACTCCTTCACAGTTGTGCCAGTCATGTGGTCGGGGCGCTACAACGCCGCTGACCACCCCCTGAGGCTACCCCCAGCAAACGTATGCTGTCAATCTCAAATTTTTTTTAGCGGTGGTGTGCGTGCGGGGTTGCACAGGCACACGCGCCGCCAAACGGCGACGGGGTGGGGGTCTGAGCGCCCCCGCTGGCCAGGATGATGCCCGGATCATGGCGAAAGGCGCATAACGCTCATTATGTTAAATAAGTTATGCAGTGTTTACAGTCACTTAGCTTTTTACAATACCTTTAAGTTGTATATGCCTACAAATGCTGCAGTGCAGCAAACACCAACTGGACCTATGTTGACTTCCAATCTGGACCTATGTCACGCGCATGTGCGCCTGTGCTGAGTCGTGTGCGCTGCAGAGCGCTTTCGTGCTTTCACGCGCTGTTAGGCTCGGGTATCACCCAGTCTGTCCGCTTGCCCATCGGCACCTCATCGCCGTCTACCGGATCAATGAAGTCGCCGCCCTCGTCGCCGATCAGGTTGGCGTCAATCTTACGCACGGCCAGCAGGCGTGACGACGGCGCAGCGGTAAGCTCACGCGGCTTTGGCGGCAGCTCAAACGGCGTCGCAGGCAACGTAACTTTCAATGCAGCCTACCCTTGCTCGCCAGCATATCAACAACGTGACCAGCGGCCTGCCCCAGAGCGACCAAGACCTCCGTCAGGCTCACATCCTCCTCCAGCATGTCTTCCACGATCTCCAGAAGGTAATCCACCGCGTCGTCGACAGTCTCCTTGTCGACCAGCGTCATATCCAGCATCAGTGTTCGCTTCATTGTGTCGCCCGTTAAAAAAAATGGCCCCAGCTTTCGCCAGAGCCAAGTTGGGGAGGTTGAGGTGAGCTGTGGGAGGACAGGCTCACGCACAGGTTAGCCGCAGTTCATTCACAGGTCAATCACATCTTCAACCATAGGTCCAACCCGCGTGATCCTCGCGTCCGGGAAAGAGTTAGCCACCGCTTGCAGGCTGTCAGAGCGCGAACTGAGCAGCGCACACACGTCTGACACATGGTAGACAACCCATGACGGATGCTTACGCCTGACGGCCCCCAGATCGCCTGTGGCAAGCAAGCAGTAGACTGTGCCACCCCACTCAACCAAATGCCCGTCCACGGCTGGCGGAAGGTGACCCGCAGCGCGCGCGGTGGCATCCATGACGGCGACGGCCTTCACCAGCGACGCCGCTATGCCAGCGGCTTCCTGATGCCTCTCCTCAACCATTGCCACGTCCAGCTCAACCTTCAGCTCCGCAAACCTCACTGCGAACGCGGGCGGCACACACGACGGCAGAGTGTCACCCCAGACGGTTACGCTGTCGGCGCTGGCTTTGACCCACGGCCTGACCGCAGCCAGCGTCAGGTGATGGTACGGCTTCCCGTACGTTGAGTTGCTGCCGACGTCGAACTTGCCCCGTCCGTCCATCGCCTTCTTCTTGGCAGCCTCCGCCGCCTTGCTCACTGGTCGCTTAGCCATTGTTCCAGCCCTCTCGCTTTTGCATTGCCTTCTCCTCCGCCAGCCGACGCCTCTCAGCCTCCGCCGCTTGGTGCAGGCAATGCACGGCCCAGTCCTCCACATTCCACCGCAGTTTGGATGCGGCCTCGAACTCACACCGAACCATTGTCCTGATGTAAGCCTCTATCTGCTGCGGAGTAAACTGCCACGCCATACCCTCTGGCTCATGCTCACGCTGTGCAATCATTTCTTCAACCATCGTACTCTCATTCCTTCTTTAAAGTTAACTCATGCCGAAGCCGTTCGTCTGGGGCTTGCGTCTGTGACTTTCGCTTCAGCGAAAAAGGCACTGACGCCTGCCCCGTGTCGGACAAAACAAGAGAGTGTACGCTTTTAGCGGACTCTGTTTAGACAGGGGTGTTGACAACTGCGTCGCTGGTGGTTAAAATCTCGTTAGAGATTTCAGGAAATCCAGTGACGCACTTTTATGATAACACCCCAGTTTGCGGGTGTTTTTTTATGCCTAATCTGCGTCACTGGATTTTAGCTGTTTTCCCACTGACGCAAACACCCATCAAACCCCTTGTTTCATTGACGTTTATTCTGCGTCACTGGATTTGGCCTGTTTTTCCAGTGACGCAACTTGCTTTTTGAAATCCTTCTCACCCAGTAACTCTATCGCCAGCCCCGTCATCATGAGCCTGACCGTGTACGCTGCGATTGGGTTGACTGGACACTGGCCACTTTCCCACCTGCGGATCGTGCGCCCGCCGTTGATGCCCATGTCAAACTCATCGGCAAGCGCCTGCTGCGTGTAGCCAAGCGCCATGCGCGCCTGCTTGAACTCTTGCGGTGTCATTGGTTGTCTCCCCATTGTGCGGCCATCGCGTCTGCAATGCCTTGGTATGTCGTGCTGCGTATTTTCCAGCGGTCCGGCGACGGCGGAAGGTAGTGCAGCCGCTCGCGGACGTTTTTAGGCAGCGTCATCATCTCGTCGTAGACGTCGTTGGTAGGTATCAGGTTTGGTAGGCCATGCAGAAATAGCCCCGTCTTCTTCTGCTCCATATGGCCGAACTGATATGGCTGCACGAACTGCGGCGCGTGCATTTTGCCAAGCCTGCGCAAAACGCCGACAGGGTTTTCCATGCAGACGCGCGGCGACGCTAACTTCATTGCATCCCACAAGGCAACGGTCCAATCAACCGATGCAAGCCGCTCCGCATATTTTGGCTGCCCCTCGCCGTAGGTGCTATTGCCGGCGACGGTCAGAGCCGTGCAGGGCGGATGCGCAATAATTAAATCCCACTTCTGGCTCAGCATGTCATATACGTCGCCCTGATGATGTGGGCCTTCTGCATCCGTTGGTAGCAGGTCGCACGACGTGGCGTCATGGCCGCGTGCGTTAAAAGCGTCACGCACTGTGCCGGAGTATTCGCAGGCTACTAAAACTTTCATCAATGCTCCTCCTTACACTGCACAGATGCGGGCGACAGCCTCACGATGGCAGCGAAAAACCTCAAACGCAGCGGAATCCATCGTCGGGTGCTTTGTGCCGCCGCAGAGTGTGCCGAAGCGAATGCGCCAATCGTTTTCGTCACGCTTTTCTACTTCACCTTTGGCTCCGTCAGACGCGACCAGATTGTAACGCTCAGAATACTTGTGGCGGGTTTTTTTGGCTGTGTATGTCATCTTATTCTCTCCAGTTGTTCGGGCGAATCACCCTATACGAACGACAATAGGGCCAGATGACCTACCCGTCAACTAGCCTTACTGTCTTTTTAATATATTTCTGCGTCTAGGTGTCTTGCTCTCCAACGCGGCCAGTCGCCTGCACACCCATGCGCTCCCTACGCTGGCTCTCTGACCGATACGCGACCTCCTCCAGCAAATCTTTCTCGAACCATTCTGCGATGATCAGCTTGGCCTGCCTCGCCGACTTCTTGTGGTCTGGGTTTGCAAATGTGTAGCCAGTGATGACTGATCCGACGTAGCGCGCCTTATCCTGCGGCCTGCTTGAGTATCTCTCGCCCTCGACGCCCTTGTCGATCTCAGTCAGCATCGCGTTGACCACGCGCGTCGTCATGCCGTCCCACAAGTCGGGCAGAGTATAGGCAACGCATACGCCGACGTATTCGCCGTTGTCCAGCTTGACCGACTTCATGCGGCGGTAGACTGCATGCTCCGCTGGCCGCGTGAGGTTGTTTTTTCCGTCGTCCACACGGAACAGGCCAATGGCGTCGCTCTCGCTGACGCCCAGCTCAATGGCGTCCTCACGGCTAACCTTGTTGATGACGCGTGCAGCTCTGGCCGCGCCGATCAGTGCGCCAGCCCCTCGGACGCTGTCGATGGTGGCATCCTCACCGCCGCCAGTCTTGCGAATGTGGTGGATCACGCCGTTGCCGCACGACGTCTCGCGAGAAATCTTGCGGATCATCGCGACCACTGCTTGGATGCTTGGGTTTGAGTTTTCGTTGACTTGGTGCATCGACACAAACGGATCAGTGATCACCAGCCCGATGTTGTTCTCCCTGATCTTGTCGCGGATGGCGTTGGCCAGCGCAGTGTTCTCGATCAAGCCGTCGCGCGTCTCCATCGCCAGCGTGATGCTGATCGTGTCCTCGGCGTCGAGGAACAGCCGGCCCTTCAACTCTTCGTGTGTCACGTTGTATTCGCGCATGATGCCAGCAAGCCGCAGGTTGATCTCGTCCATGTCGTCTTCGAGGCACGCGAACCAGACTGGCACGCTCTCGTGGACGACTTCACCCAGCAGCGGGCGCCCGGTGGCGATGGCTACTGCCTCAACCATTGTCAGCGACGTCTTGCCGATGCCGCCCGCGCTGGCCGTCACGCTGACAAAATTGCGGCAGTAGTGATTGCCGTAAATCCAGCGGCGTTTTGGCAGGTCGGCCTCGTTGAAATTTGCGACTGGCGTCGGCCACATCTGCAACGTGTCGTCCACGTCCACTGTGGCAGGCTCTAGGCGCACTGGCATGTCATCCTCTGGCACGTAGTCAAAGTCGTCAAAGCCGTCGTCCTGTGTAACCTCTGGCTGCGCGTGACGCACCTCCTCGAACGGGCTGGGCCGCAGCTCTTTGGCATACTCGCGCACGGCCGACTTCATGTCGCCGTTATGCTCAAAATGGCAAAATAAGTCAAAGGCGTCGCCCCAGCAGTAATCGCCTTTCACCGCGCCGATGACTGCGCCGACATCTGAGCCAGATAGGCTGACCCAATACTCGCCAAAGTTCTTGGTCGCGAATGACCCTGACGACTGATAGCGGCTTGCATACGACTGCGAGTTGCCGTCGCGTGTGTAGCCACACCGCAGCAGCATATCTTCGACTGTGTGGCGTGCGTTAAACTCCGCCACCGGGTCGAGATCGTCGCCCGACGCCTCCCGGCGCTTGATGCGCTCGGCCTGACGGACGGCACGCTCATGCTCTGCCTGCCGCTCGGCGATGGCCGCACGCTGACGGCGGAATTGCACCTCGCCCCAGATGCTGCTGTTCTTCACGTCAAGATAGCCCTCTCCGCGATGGCGATCCTGATGGTAGAACAGCGGCTGCCCATGCGCATCGCGCTTTGCTGGCGGCACGTTCGGGAGGAAGATTGGCTGCCCAACCCGCGCGAGGGCCGCATCACAGGTCACCCCTTGCTCACCCATCAGGCTGAACAGCGCCAACTGCGTGTCGCCATAGTCAGCGCCGCTGATCGGCTCAAGCAGTGGGATCAGCACTCGCCACTTGCGGTTGTCTTCGCTGGCACCTGACGACGAATAGATCAACGCAGACGCATCGCCCGTTGCCCGTTTAACGGCATCCTTCAGATCGACCAGCGACGGCGAACCTTCGTCAACGTCAATCGCAAGGTAGTGAAATTCGCCACGCTCACGCTGCGATGCGTGCTTGCGGCCGTCGTGTTCGCGGTAAGTCGACGGAATGATAAAGCTGGCGTCGGCCTTTTCCTTGGCCTGCGGCTCGGCAACCATTGCGGCGATGGCTGCGAGGCTGATGCTATCATATTGCCGATCTTCGTTGCCGATCTTTGTGTCGTGTGCGCCGTGTGCTAAAAGCACGTCAGACTTGCCCACGGCTGAAATTTTAGTTACACTCATAGTACGTTCTCCATTTAGCGTGTTGACGTCCTTTAAACCCTGCGAGCGTAAATGCCCGCAGGGTTTTTCTTTGTTAGAACGGGATTTCGTCCATTGCGAGATCGTTGGCCGCCGAGCGCGGGATGTCAGCGAACGGATCAGCGGCAGGCTTCGCATCAAACTCTGCGTGCGCGCCGCCAGTCGGGGCCACCTCGTCGAAATCGTCCAGACCGCCGCCGCCGTAGACAGCTTTGGTGACTTGCACGATATCTATAAGGAGGGACACCCCGCCATTGCCGCTTGGATCGGTGACTGGATAGGCCGTGACCTTGATATTGCCTTCCGAGCCGCCCCAGAAGTTGAGGTCCGTCATCGGCTGCTTCATGCCGTCAATTACAGTCGGCTTCGGGTTCTCGTCGCCCTGACCGTTGACGCCATTGCGCTTAGCCGAGAACATCACATTGCCGTTTTCGAGTTGCTTCATGCCGAAGACCTTCGAGAAGGGGGCTTTCGTCACGCAACTCTCGTAATGTGCCTTCAGCTCTGCGTGCAGCTTGCCCGCGTCTGCCTTGTTCATCTCCCAGCCGATGGAATACGCTGCGCCCTGTGCGCGTGGGTTGCACTCCTCTGACCGCTTCTCGGCGGTGTTGTATTTGTATGTCGCAGCAAGGCGTGGGTATGAAAACACCACATTGCGGATCATCACTGGTTTGAAATCTGTTTTTGACATTGTCGTCGTCCTTTTCAGTTGTTGTCAAAGTTGTCGGCTTGGAGCCAACGGGGTAATTCTAAGGTGTTCACCTTATCTGAATAGCCAGTCTCAAAGCTGTTGACCAGACTGGCTTCTGCGATCTTCATCAGCGTAGCGTCAACTTCACGCTCCGCATACTGAAGAAAGTCGTCACTCAATTCGCTGACGTTGACAGCGTAAGGTGCTGTTTTCTCAACGAAAACGAATGAAAACCGCTTGGCCTCGTAGCCAGCCAAGCGCAAAACTTTTAAATAAAACGCAGCCTGCAACGCGTATGAATACGTGTTCACGTCGCGGGCTACGTCCCGTGGGAGCGAACTCTGGCACGTTTTGATATCGTAAACAATGCCGCCGCCGCTCATGCGATAGCTGTCCGGGCGGCACTTTAATTCCAGCCCGGTTTCAGGATCGTCGGCAAAGAAGCTGGCCTCGTTCACCGTGTCGTTGCCCGCCATGATCTGGCCGACTGGGTGGAATAGCACGCTGTCCGCCACCCTGCGTGCGATGTCATAGTCGCCAGCAGTCAGCAGCAGTTTGCCGCCAGCCTCCGCGTCGGCAAATGCGTCTTTCCATGCATTGCCCCTGCGATCTGCGGGACCGCGCATGACGCCTTGGGAGCCTTCGAGACACATGTCATGGACGCAGGTGCCAATGGCCATTGAACTGGTCGGCGTGAAGTTGCTTCGTGCCTTCCAGTGCGCCAGCGACTTGCCGTGTACAGTCTTCACCGCCGACGACGAGATCGCGTCTGTGGCGTGGTATTGCTCATTGGACATTTTGTCGGATGTGTACATTGTCATGCCATTGCCTCCCTTGCTAAATAGCAGAATGCGTCGAAATCCATCTCGACGACAAATTCGGTTTCATGGCCGATCACGCAATCCATCGGCACAACGCAGCGGATCGGCTTGCGGTCATAACGATAGATCAACGCAGGCGACTTGCCCTCACGCCTTGCGGCAACGCACGTTTGCTCCCACCAAGCCTTCTGGCCACCGATGGGGCCGTCAGCGTAACGCTTCAACTCCAACGTGAATGGAAAGGCAGGATCGGACGGGATCAGGTCGCCGTGACCACCCTCGCGGTATTGCTCCAAGTCACGCTTGAAAGAAATGCCAAGCTCGTCGTGCAGCATCTTAGCGATGTCACGCTCAAACGCGGCGCCCTTGTTGCGGCCATTGGTTGCCATCAGGTATCACGCGCTTGGTTGAGTGCCGCCATGCGGACGAATGCCGTAAACGTAATGCCGAGCTTGTCGGCCGCCGCCTGTATGATTGCGCCGTGCTCGTCGCTGAATTGTATCAGTTTGGGTTTCATTGTCGTTCTCCTTATGTATGCCACTTGGTAGACTATCAAAATAATATCGTCAACAGTCATTTTATGTATTGCCATGTTTTTCAGTATATGTAATAAATAGCTTACGAAATGAAATTAACCCCAAGGAGACCAACATGAAAATCAGACATTTGCTCTTAGACGCCATCGGCCTGCTCGCAGTCGGCATCGTGTGCTTCGGCATCCCAACACTCTTCTTCGTCGCAATTCAGTAAACAGGAGACTAACCAATGACCACTCGATCAACCCCCGACGAAATTGCATTCCTAGAAGGCGCGGTCAGGCGCATTGAGAAAATGGCATCTAACATGCTGCTTGAATACGGCCACGGCGTGCGCCCGTCCTTCGTGTCAGCCGACCTCGCAGACTACGGCGACAGGATCAGCCGTTACAAGGCAGAGATCGCACGCTTGGAGGCATCACAGCATGGATAACGCCCTCAGACGCGCAGTTGCAGACGCTGCCATCATCGGACCCATCACCGCAGCCGCTGCCCACAACGTCAGCCTCTGCGCACTCTACGCCATCATCAATAAAACCAAAGGATAAACAAATGACCCTCGCAACAATCACAATCACAAACCGCCTGCCAACCGACACTGGATTTGCACTGCGCCAAGACGACCGCTCTTACAGTCAAGTATTCGTCCCATCACATATTATGCGTGGCGCTAGCATGGAGATTGGCCACACTTACGATGTAGTCCTCGTTGAGAACTCTGAAGCTCTCCGAGCGACGACACCTTGGCGCGTCAGCCAGATGGACGTCGGCCCCATTGGAGGTCAGCAACCAGCGCCAGAGAAGACAGCGCCAAAGCCCACGCCATCAGCCCTGATCGACGACAGGATCATGGCCTTGCTCGAAGGCGTATACATGACGACAGGCGAGATCACGACGGCATTAGAAGCCAGCGGCACGATAGTTCGGGATCGCTTGATGGCGATGTTTAACCGCAACCAGATCGTGCGGGCAGATGTTCATGCGCGGCCAAATTTGCAGCGTGCCACGATGTGCCTCTGGGCCATCGACATTGACGCATTTATCGCAGATGGAGAGTGAGAATGTCCAACGGCATAAACGGGTCCGAATCCCGCACGGTAAACAACCAGATCGTCAAACTAGCAAATGATGGCAAATCTATTGCACAAATCGCGGACGGGGTTGGCATGACAAGCACTGCCGTCGCCTGCCGCATGACAACCTTGATGCGCAACGGTAAATTGAAGCCTTACTCCGAGCGGACTGGCCGCATCAACACGGAAGAAGGCCGTTACCGCATCCTGCGCAAGCGCTACAACCGCAACACGGGGAGCATCATGGAAATCCTGACGAGCATCACGTTTGACGAGGCGTCGTGGATTTACAAGACGGCTCCAGAGGGTCTGACTATTGCTGAGTGGATCGGCGTACTATTGCGCGACGTGATCGCAGAGGAGAACGACAATGACAATGATTAACGCATTCAACTTAGACAGATCGCTGGCGACAAAGCACGAAGGTTTGATTGGGCGGGCGATGCAGCGACAGGCGAAGTCGGAGGGCCACTTGCAGGGCGCACCAAAGAAGGCAATGACAAACATGGGCGCGAGGGCTGACGGCACGCGGTCACTGGGCGAGATGGCCCTAGCGCACTTGCAATCTATCTCGCCGACGCGGATGATCCTGACAGACATCACGAAGGCCGTCTCCGGGTCGGAATTGCCGACGTCGCGTTACAGCGTCAAATACGCGCTGCAAGGGCTGATCAACCGTGGGCTGATCCAGCACGGGTTCTATCGGCGCAACCTGATCGAATACTGGTTTGAAGTGGAGGAAGACCTATGACGCTCCTTACCACGATCTTGCTCGTCCATATCGGCGCGAACACATACAGCACGACTTACCCGTCGCAGATGGCCTGCGGAGAGGCGCTGGTCGTCATAGCAGAGGCCACACCAGTCGTCGGGGAGCCACGCATCTGGGCTAGATGCGTGCGCACTTATGCTCCCAGCCAGTCGATCAGACCGCGTGCAAGAGGAGAAATAGAATGACTAAACTTGAAGACCTGAAAGCTGCCCGTGATGCTGCCGAAACTGCTTATGATGCCGCTCGTGCTGCTTATACTGCTCGTGCTGCTGCTTATGCTGCTGCTGAGGATGCTTATGCTGATGCTCGTTATGCTGCTGAAGCTGACAGTGACCTGACCCCAGCCGACGCCGCCGTGCTTTCTTACCTGCGCGGGCAAGTGGACAGACTGCAAGATGAGCGTTACCGCCAGAACGCACGGCCCAGCATCGTCAACGAGCTGCAAATTGCCATGCGTGACCTGCGCGAGTTTACGTCAGCAAAACGGCAGCAGGGCTTCAACATCTGAGAGATCGTGTGGGGCGCAGTTAAAATGAGTTTTTCAGATGTAGCGCATTTGGTAGACACGTTTTGACCAGACAATCGCTTTTGCAAGCAGTTGAGCGCCCCACGTCACAGCCATAGCAAAAGGAGAGACCGATGCAAGACGAAAAAACAACAGTGACGATCCGAGGCAAATCTGCTTCGTCACATCCAGAGCCACGCAAGTTCGCAGTCAGCCTGCCAGCGACACCGTGGGACAATGAAAAAGATGAACTAAACCCCATGATCTACAAATCATAAACAGATTTTATGATCTGCACGCCATACCAACAAAGCATATAAATAGGAGAAAACAATGGACAATGAATTGCACAGCGAACATAGGAACGCCCGCAGCGGTGTGCTGGCGGAGGCCGATACGCTCATCAACGGCGATCGCCAAAAGCACTACGGCACGCCGCAGGAGAACTTCGCGGCCATCGCGCAAATGTGGTCGGCATATCTCGGCATCAGTGTATCACCCGCAGACGTTTGCAACTTGATGGCGTGCCTCAAGATTGCCCGCCTGCGCAATGGCGCTCACAGGGACTCATCGGTTGACGGATGCGGCTATCTTGCGCTGGGCTATGAACTAGACACCAACGGCTAACTCACGCAGCGTCTCGGTCAACGCGGCAGGCGTAAAGTCTGCCGTCTTGACCCTGACAAACGTCTGCGACATCAGCGGGTCGTTGCCGCGCACAAACAGCACAGTCGGCCCGTGTTTGCCGTCGATGCAGAGCGCGAACCAGTCGGCGCTGCTCTTGCCTATGCGGAACCCCGCCGACGCACCTCTCGCTGTGTAGCACGTTTTGACCTCTATGGAGATGAGCCGACCATCTGGCCGCACGGCGACAACGTCAAATTGCCCGTCTGATCTGGTCGCCTCACAGCCCACGCGCTCAAGCAAATAGCAGACGTAATATTCGCCAGAGCGTCCGATGGATGTCGATTGGCGCTTCACTGGCAGTTATCGGCCCACGTCTCATTGTGGATGACAATGCCGACCAGCAGATCGCGATCCGCTTGCATCAAGCCGTCGATGGTCTGCGTGCTGCCGAGCCACAGCGGGCTGGCAAGGTCGCAGTAGTTACCGCTTGTCGGCGTCTGGGCGCAGCCACTTAGCTGCCCGCTCAGAAAGGCCAACATCGCCCAACGTCTCAATCTCATGCTCTCGCTCCATCCGTTCAAGCGCAGCATCAAGGCGAACCTCTGCCTGCTTGCGTGCCATCTCATTTAACTTGGCGTCGGCGTATGCAGACCGCCAGTGCAGCAAGCCAGCGACAAAGGCCAGCAATGCCAGCGCGTAGATTCGCAGGCGCAGGGTCATCGAACGCCCGCCGACCATTTGACTAGACGCTCGCGCAGGATGAACAGCGCCAACGCGCCGATCACAAAACAGCCGACCAGTGCAATGATCTGCGCAGTGCCGTCGAGCGAATTTAACGCCCCTACAGCGCCGCCAACGGCTGTGGCACCCTGCACGACGCTAGATTGCACCGTGCGGCTCTGTGCGGCGCTCTGACGGCCCTGTGGCGCTTCTGCTGGCGCGACGGGAACTGGCGTCCAGAATAATGCGACTTCGGCCTCACGTCGGCGCACAAGGCCAGCCAGCACTTTGCCGCCAGCTTTGTTCCAGAGTTTGATCGCGGCTGCTGCTTTGGCCTTGTCGCCAGCGTTGAAGTGGCGAAGGGCCGATGACTTACGAAAGCCTGTCATGCCGATGTTGTATGCAAGCGAGACCATTGCCGCGAACTCGTTCTCATCGACGGGGGCAGTGATGACGGCCTCGACGCCCGCAGCGAACTTTGCGACGGATTGCTCAAGATACCATTCGGCCTCGGCTTCGGTGACGGCCATGCCGGCCTCTGGCTTGATGCCGACGCCAGCACGGGCCGTCGTGCCGTAGCCAATGGTCCAAACACCTGCCGGGCATTTGTATGCTTCCAGTCGAAGCCCTTCGAACTCTTTGATTAGATCAATGCCAGCTTTGTTGACTTTCATACTCAGCCCTTCATGTAATTAAACGCGAACGCAATTGCGCCCGTGACGACGATCCAGAACACACGTTCGGCGAATCGTAACGCCTGACCATTGCTGCCGACCCGGCTTTCAACCAGTGTCAAACGTCGACTCTGATTGCTCTGATCCGCATCGAGTGCATCCATCCGCTTAAACAGCGTAATCATGCGCTCTTCCATGCGAGCCAATGCCACGATGGCGTCGCCGACTTGATCCAACTTCTTCTCAATGCGCTCAAGGCGGGCGTCGTCACTCATCAGTAAGACCCTTCCCACACGCGCAATGCGGAAAACTCGTTAGACATCAGCTTGCGCTTCAGGATTTCCTTGACTGCCGGTGTATCATCCCATGACACTCCAGCCTCCTTTAGCCAAATTCCCAGCAAACCCATGTCGACATTGCCGACGTGCTTGTAGTCCGAGCCAAAGCTGTTCTGCGTGACTTCACGCGCGTGCTTTGCGTCGTTCAGCATATGAGACGCGTCAAACGTCTTCTTGACAATCAGGTTGTCGCCTTCAAAGCTGTATTTCTCGGAAAGTTTAGTTGAGTGTGCGGCTTTTTGCATTGCGAGGCTTCCGTGACTTGAGTTTCGGTTCAGCCTTCGCCTCTGGCGCGACTGCGACGGCTGGGGATGGCTCACGCACGTCACCCAAGATTGTGATGATGTCGGGGCGTCCTGCAATAATGCGCGCCACCTCGTCGTCGGGGAGAATTACTGTGTCGCCCTTTTCGATGCGACCCTTGCTACAAACCAGCTTGATGCGGTTCACGATGACTTTTTTCATGCCGGTCTCCTATGTGGGATGCGGAGGCCATTTCTGGCCCCCGCTGGCTTCAGTTAAGAAGTTGTGTTGTCGAAAATGCCGCCGTTGGCCTTCTCGTTTTTAGCGCAGAGTGTGAGTTCTGTCACGACCTGGCGAGTTGTGTTGTCGCCAGTCTTTGCGAGTGCAACGTTCTTGGTCGGACGCAGGACTGCGACTTCCCACATGTTGTCCTGCATGATGAACACGTCGCGCGAGCGGTTCTCACGGGACGGCATGAACTCGACAGTACCCCATGGAGTGACGTAAACGGCCAATGACTTGATGACCTTCTCGTCGCCAGCCTGAACTGCGGAGCGCTGGTTGTTGTTGCCAGTGAACGCAAGTGCTTTGTTCATCTGGAAGGCAGACAGGTAAACCGTGTCAGGCTTGCCGCCCTCTTCCCAGATCGACTGCATGACGCCGTCAAAACGAGCCTGGTCAAACGCGATGAGAGTTGTGGTCTCATCTGTGCGTGCGTCTGTGCCGTCGCCGGTTGGGTTTGCGCCTTCATTGGCACCGAAGTCAGTGTTTGTGACCAACCAAGCTGGTGCGCCTGCAAGCTCACGAGCAGTTGTGGAGTTGCCAGCAACGCGAGCGTTGTTATCGAAAAGTGCCTTTTCGATGTCGAGCTTCTGCTCTTTTGCGATCTTAAGTGTTTGATAAGCAACCTCTTTTGCGCGGCCAGCTTTGTCCAAACCTTCGTCTGTGTCAGGAACGACAACAGCGTTCTTGAAGATCTGAGTGTAGTTGCCAAGACGAGTAGTGGCGCCACGAGCTTCGCCTGCGGTTGCATCGCCTTCGATGTGAGCGTTTGCAGCGGAAGCGCGGAGACTGTCTGTCTGCCATTCAACCAATGTGTTCTTGGCGGATGTTTTCTTAGCCTTGGAGTAGAATGGTGTCTCTTCTGGTGACACGTTGTAGATCACGTTGGAGAGGTCTTCACGAATGCCTACGGAGTCGTAGGAGTCGAATGTGTTGGTTGGCTGTGTCATTTTTATAGTCCTTTCAAAGACTTAGGAGTTGAGGATCAGACCCAATGCGTCGTCGATTGAGCCTGTGTTCTGCAAGCGCGACTGCGCTTTTTTGCGAGATGCAACTTGGCTGTCCGTCGTGCGCTTTGCGCCGGCCTTCACAACTGGGCGAGCGTTGCTGCCCTTCTGCTGTGCTTGCTTGCGGTTGGCGATCAGTTGCCGATATTTGCGTGCGTCGTTCAACGCTCGCACATATCTTGCGTCTGACACGTTGGCCATTTCTTCGGCAGTGAAACCGTAATCAATCCCAGCCTGCATGATGTCGCCCTTCAGTCGCCCACCCTTTTCGGGGTCCGCGATCTCTGGAATGTACTGCGTCAGAACCTCAACTTGCTCTTGCAGATACGCTTGGTGCGCCTGCTCCTGCTGAGCCGATGTCTGCTGCTGCATCATTTGGACTTGATACATCCGCTGGTCGTAGTTGGATTTGTCCTCGTCGTATTGGAGTTTGCTTTCCATGAAACCAATTGGATCTTTTTCAAACAATTCTCGCGACGGTGGGACTGGTGCCTGAACGCCAGCATTTTGGGTTTGTTGGTATAGCTGCACCATTTGTTGCTGCTGCTGTTGCAAAGCGGCTGCCTGCTGTTCGAGGTGCTTTCGCACTTCGGCAGCTTCTTGGAACCGCTTATTGATTGCCGCTTGACCCGCCGCAGATTGTTTTAGCTTTTCCAGTGTCCACATCTCTTCTTTTCCGTCAACTTTGACGGGGATGAGATTGGTGTCTTCAGCTCCAACTTCTACTAGGTCTTCGTCGTCAATTTGGTCATCGTCGTAATCGTCGGATGCCTCGACGTCATCGTAGCCCTCGCCTGCGGCTTCAACCTCGTCGCCAAGACCGTCGTCTTGCGGCTCAGTAATCTGGTCCACAGCTTCGCTAAGATTATCACCCTGCGCCTCTGGTGCGTCGGATGTCGATAGCAGGCTCTCGGCTGCTTGTTCTAGGGTAGTCGTTTCCACGGTGCTACTTCCTCTGTTTGCGATCTAGAAATTTCTCTGCCTGTATGGCGGCGTCGAGTTTAATTTCGATCTGGTTGAGCGCACGCATGATCGCGTGCGCCTCTTCACGGGCGGCAACGTCTGCCGCACCACTGTCTGCGAAGGCCTTAATCTGGCCGTCGCGAACCTCTTGCATGAACGCCAGGAAGGCGCTGTCGGATTTTAACCGCCGCGCCTCGTCTGCCTTGATGCGTATCTCAGTTGTCATTGCTGCATATTACCTTGGGCCATGCCGCCAATCATCCGAACTTTATCCTGCTCCGCCTGCACGCGGGCAACGTCAACCGACGTGCCATATTGCCCGTAAACCTTGGCGGCTTCGACGAGCAAATCTTGCGCCATCTTATCACGATTGAAGTCGTCATCGGAAGCCATTTTCTGCGCATCAAACTGCAATTTTGCCATATCTGACTGCATCTTAGCCTGTGCCTTGATCTGCTCGGCCTGTAAGAATGCTGCATTCGGATCGGCCTCCTGCCCTTGCTCCGCCTGCGCCTGCTGCTGGGCCTGCAACATCTGACCCTCGATCTCCTGTGTGATCGGTGCAAAGTAGCGATCAGCGTTGCGCACACCCGACGCAGCCAGCAAGTCTGCCAGCGTGTTGCGGATGTTTGTCAGCGAGACGAGGCCGTTCTGCGGGCCGTAATTCTGATAAACCATTGTCTGCATTTGCAGCGCCTGGTTCAGGCCCATCATCTTCTCTTCTTCGCGGCCGGTGCCGAGGCCGACGTTGATGGCGACATCCATTTCTGTGTTCCAGACGCGTGGGTCGACTGGGGCGAACGCACCATTGAGGCGCATCATCTGCTCCTCGTCCACGTTTTTGGCATACAGACGCAGCATGATGCCAAACATATCTTTCACGCCGTCGGCAAGGTTGCGCACCATAACCTCGACTTGCCCCGCAGCGGCCTGCACGGTGGCCTGCACGGCTGCCTTGGTAGTCGACTGCATGGCGTCTGGGTCGAGGCCCATTGACGCACGAGTGACCCCCGTGCGCTGCTCTACCATGCCGTCGAGGTAAGATAACGCGCTGAGTGTTTGCCCGGCGACGAATGGCACGGTCAAATCCTGAACTGCGCCAGGCTGGCGCATTCTCACAAGTGCGCCGATCTCGTTATTCAGAAGGTCATCCACATCAACCATTCCATCGACGAAGGCCGTGCGCGGATTATTCGTCAAAGCCACGTTGTCTAGGATGCCGCGCAGGATTGCAGTCGCGGCGTCTTGGTCGTCTATAACCAATTCGGCCAGCGATCGCCCGTAGAACGCGTGCGGCTCTGGATCAATTTCGAACTTGCTGAACGGAATTTCGTCGCAGACCTCATAGTCCAGCATCTCGTAAGACGTGCCGCCGCAGATGATCTTGTGCAGCACTGGCACGCCGGTCCCGTCAACGTCGATCCGCATGTAGGCTTCGGTCACGGTGACGTTGCGCATTGTTGGATCGTTGATGTCTGAGTCCGACTGATCTGACGAGTAGCCACGACGCTCAAACACTTCGGCCTCAGTCATCTCTGAGCCATCGTCTAGGCTGCCAAGGTCGAGGACGTCTTCAGGTTCAAAGCCCATCGCGATCAGGTCGCCCGCACGCATCTCGGTGCGGTGTGCGACGAGATAAGCGTCGGCAAGTGTGCGAGCGGATCGGCTGATGAAGAACTCTTCCGGCGGCACGCTTTCAATGCACAGTTCGCCCTTATCCTGCTGGCGACTAATCTTGACGCTGTGGACCGGCGACTCAACCTCCATGCCGTTCATGTCAACCGACATTGAATACTCAACGGAATGCTCAATCACGGTGACACTGTCGTCGTCCAGAAGGTAGGTGTATTCGTCGTCGGACAGGTCCGTGAACGTGTAAATCTCTGCGTGCGGATACGTCATCCAGTAGGTCTTCGTAATGCCCTGCTTTTTGACCAGCGCGTCGTGGAACACGTCGTTCAGCACACGGTAGCCGTTCAAACGGGTGAACTCGTGGTGGATAAACGCCGTCGCCTGCTCTGCACTGGCGACATCCTCTGGACCTTTTGGCGTAAACTCAACAGGCTTTGCCGTGCTGAGAAACACACGCATCAGGGATGGCTTCACCGCACGTACAGTATCCCGTACCTTTGTCGATACGACTTTGCTGCGGCCATCCTCGTGGCCAATGTCCACTCTGCCGTCATAATACCGCTGAGCCTTGATGCGATCCTGGCTGATCTCGCTTTCCACAAAGTCCACGGCATCGCCAATGGCCGCTTGCACAAGGCTTTCGATCTCCTGGCGCGACTTCGGCTTCAGGCCAGCCTCGGCCGCCTCGGCCTCCGGCACTTCAATTTCTACGTCGTCGCCAATTTCGCTCTCAAGGATGCTCTCAAGGATGTCGGCTTCGTCCATCATGTCTTCGGGGTTCATGTTATTCCTCACTAACGACGGCCGGGATTGCTCCGCCGACGCCCATTTGCGCCAAGAGTTTTATTATAGCCTGCGAGCGCGTGCTTTGCGACTGCCGCTGTGCTTCAGCTAACAGCGCCTGTAGGGCTGTATCGCGTTCAGCCCCTTTTAGCGAAAGCAGCTTGCCGAGGTCAAGGTTTGCTTGGGATCGCCGCGTCCCGTAAAGCACAGAGTCGATGGCCGAGTTTGTGGCCTCATTCAGCGTGTTCTTAACGCGCGAGACCGGCCCCGGCATCCGACCAGTGTCTGGAGCGCGGACGGGACCAAGTTCTTCTTCAGCAAGACGCCGCTGGGTAGTCATCGAACCCGAATTAACTCGCCCGCTAGTCTCAGAAAATGTTTTCTCTGCGCGCAGCGTCTGCATGATTCTGTCAGCTTCTGCGTCGCCGAACAGGATGCGCAGCTTCTTGTCGTTGAAGCCCGTCATCAACTCGCCCCAAGCGGTGGCGGGAGCATTGCGGGCCGTCCCCATCAAGGCGGCTACATACTCGCGAGCGCCTGTGCGGTATGCGTCTTTCTGCGCATTGGACAGCGCAGAGAATGATTGGAGCAACTCATCTGGTGATGTTGTGCTGCGGCCCGGCGCAAGTGCGGCACGCCCGAAGTCGATTTGACGCTCCATCTCCTTCACGTTGCCGTAACCAGTGCGGGTGTCGGTGTAATTCGGCACCTGATCAAGTTCGTCGTCAATCTTTTGGAGTAGTGGTTTCAGCGACGCCACGACGCCGCCACGACCTTGCCGTGTGGCTGCGCTCATGGTGTCGTTAAGCTGTGTGCGGATGTTGTGCAATTTAGCGGCAGATATTTGCCCGTCGTCGGCGGACAGCATACGCTTGTAAGCGTTAAGGCGTGCCGCCGTACCGCCGACGGCGCTCTCAAGCATGGAGTCAATGGTGCCTAGCGCATCGCTGACATCCAGCCGACCTTGATATGATGTGGCCGCCTCATAGGCTGGCCCAAGTGTTCCTGTACGCTCGGCCTCAAGGGCAAGGCGCTGGCGGAATGCTGCGCTCGGATCGCCCGCGACGTCGGTCACGACATCCTCAATGCGGCCCTCGCTGCCAGCGGCCCGTGATCTCAGCGCCTGCGACACAACTGTCCCGCCAGAACCTTGCTGCGCTGCGAGGCCCATTGCCTGCGCCTGCGGCCCGCCGGGGACGTCAGCCAGCGTGGCCTCTGGCCCTAAATTGCGCAGATAAGCCTGAATATCCTCGCCGGTTTCTGCTGTACGCCCGACGCCTTTTGCCGCAACTTGGCTGGCCCGTGAGCCGTAGCCCTCGATGCCACGACCTATGTTCTGGACCGCGCGAGTAGCGCCGCCCGCGATTTGGCCGATGACAGGCGCGGCTGCACCCATTGCGGCACCGATTGCGACATCCGATGGCGGGACGCGCGAAATCCTGCGCTGGAAGCCGCCCTCGCCCTCAAGAAAACTAGGTGCGCCGGCTAAAGCCCCACCCGTCAAAGCGCCAGCCCCCACTGCGCGGAATGGTGTAGACGCCGCAAGTGCTGGGACAGCCATTGTCGCAGCGCCTGCGCCAATCTGCCCAGCCGTCTTGCCTGTCGCGTATTCTTGCGGGTTGAGCATTTCGGCTGCTAAGTTTCTAGCGCGCTGCTCTTCAAGAGCCTGGTCGTAATTTTGCCCGTTGGGGACGACTGCTGCCCCTGCGGCACGCAACTCGTCACCACCGCCGAGCGTTAACCCTTGGGCAAGGCCACGGTAACGTGCCCCATAGTCTTGGACTGTGTCGCCCGGCATGGCGGCAATCGCGCGTTCAAGCGCCGCCGCCTCTCCGGGTGTTGGGTTCTCAATCGCCTGCATCTTTTGGATGAAGGCTTCCAGTCGCTGTGCTTGCTGCAATTCCATTTTTACGGCCCCTTCAGGATGTCATCAAGTTCAGCGTTTGGGTCTTCAAAAACTGGACTGGCGCTTGGGTCGGCAGCAAACACTTGCGGGACGGGTAGTTGATAGCCTGTAGGTCTGCCTAGAGACGCATTAATTGCCTCCTCGTAGGTTTTCCGCATGTCGTTTTTAAAGGCTATTGTCTCTGGGGTGTCCCCCGGCTTTGCAAAGTAAGTATCTCGCACGGACGCTTTCTCGTCAGGCGTGGCGGCTGCTCCTGTCGCGATGCGCAGAGCGCCTTCCGCCCATGCTTCAGCAGCGGCGTTGTATATCTGCCCCTGTGACGATGCAAAGAAATTGCCGGCGATGGGGGTTGACCTCGCAATAGCATCTGGAAGATTGGACGGGTTCCACTGCTGTTCAATGCTGTCGAGAACAGGCGCAGTTTGTGACTGCATGCTGCTGAATAGCGTTGTCTTGGCCTGCCCTTCAGTTAGCTTTGGCGGGGTGGGGACCGAACCCTCTGGCGTGTCAAGTGGGACCCATTGGCCGGTGGAGCCGTCCCACTGCACGGCCACTTCAGCGCCGTCAGCGTTTGTTATCGTCGTCACTGTTGGTGCCTTTCGCTGGCTGCCGCCCCCTGTAAGTTCGATGACGGAGTTGTCCGGCATTACCCGCACGAGCCGCCCGTCAACTTCGCGGATTTCGCCAGTCGCCCCTTTCGCAAGCAACACGCCCGCCGCATCCTTGCCGCTAATCATGCCTTGGTCAATCATATCAGCCAGATCACCGCGGCCATTGGCTCGGAGATATTCGACCGTCTTGTTGCGCGCCTTCGCCTCGGTGCGCTGACTGGCGATACCGGCAGCGGCTTTTTGCAGCGTTGGGTTGTTACCCAAGCCAGCGAATGCCTCCGCCATGATCGCCGCCGTGTCCTTGAATGTGTCGCGCTCGTAGAAACGCTGGCCAGTTTCCCCTGCCGCGCCTTCCTGCATCTTTTGAATGCCGAGAGTGCCTAGAAGCCCCCGTGGCTGCTGCTCTTCTCGCATCATTGGTGCTTCTCCTTGCGTGCTGGCACGTCCCTGCGCTGGCTGGTTGCCGAGGGCGGCCATTGTAGCGTCAGCCACATCCTGCCCGTCATTGCTGCCAAGTATCTTGCGGACATAGTCCTGCGTTTCTTGGAACGGCGGGATGCCGCCGTGCTTGCGAACTGCGCCCGGGCCAGCGTTGTATGCCGCTAATGCCAGATCAGGCCGCCCGAAGGAGTCCAGTTGCTGGCGGAGATAGCGTGCGCCGCCCGTCATGTTCTGGACAGGGTCGCTGGGATCAACACCGAGTTCCCGTGCCGTGCCGGGCATAAGTTGGGCAAGTCCGCTGGCTCCTTTGGGGCTGACGGCCCCCGGTTGCCATGCGCTTTCCTGACCAATCATGCGCAGGAACAGGTCAACGGGGACACCTTCCTGCTGCGCGATCTGCGTGGCTATGGCACGGTAATCCATTAAGCTGCCTCCAACTCTGCGACTAGGCCGTGGTAGTCGACGCGAAGATACCCGTCTTCTCCTCGCTTGACTAGGTGCGGATGCGTTTCTTGCAACTCGTCAGCCATGACGCCGAACGTCGGCTGTGCTGGGTCCGCGATGCGCTTGCCTTCGTCGTTCCAGTCCCAATCGTATAGCTTGAAGCCGCCGACTTCGCCGCGTGGCTTGATGTTGGTTTTCAGGCGCGGGTCGGACATTGTAGCTGCGGCCATCGCTCCCGTTGAGAAGTAATCGAACAAGCCGGGGCTTTCCGACGTCGTCGTCGTGCCGCCTGCGCCCGGTGCCGCGACGCCAAGTGCGGCCAGCGGAGCGTTGAGAGATGCGCCCGGTGATCCAGTGTAGCCCGAGTATTGGCCGCGGGCCGCGTCGATGAGTGCCTGCTGCAACCCCTGCTGCATGAGGCCCTGCTGCATCTGGTTCTGCTGGATCGTTTGGCCCGTGTTAAATGCCTGCTGGCCGAGTGCGCCCATCTGACCAGACGCAGCAAGCCGCTGCTGGTTTGCCTGCATGCCCATCTGCTGGTTTTGCATCATGGCGGCGTTCTGTGCGCCGGCGTTAAACTGGCCAGCCTGATTGAAAGCGTTTTGGTTCTGGAACGCGGCTGCGTTTGCTGCGCCAGCGCCGAACTGGCCCGCTTGATTGTATGCGTTTTGGTTCTGCAATGCAGCAGTGTTGGCCGCACTAGCGCCGAACTGGCCAGCTTGATTGTAAGCGTTTTGGTTCTGCAATGCAGCAGTGTTGGCGGCACCAGCACCAAACTGGCTGGATGCTTGTCGGTTGGCCGCGTTTTGCAATGCAGCAGTGTTGGCCGCACTAGCGCCGAACTGGCCAGCTTGATTGTAAGCGTTTTGGTTCTGCAATGCAGCAGTGTTGGCGGCACTAGCACCAAACTGGCTGGATGCTTGTCGGTTAGCCGCGTTCTGCATTGCAGCAGTGTTGGCTGCGCCAGCGCCGAATTGACTGGCTTGGTTACGTGCCGCTTGGTTCTGGAACGCGGCAGCATTGGCTGCGCTCGCGCCGAACTGGCCAGCTTGGTTGTATGCGTTTTGGTTCGCTTGCTGCGCCGTCAGCATGTTCCCAGCAGTCTGGCCTTGCGCCGTGAGGTTAGCGCCTTGGTTGGCTATCCCCGCTTGCATCCTATAGCCGATGTCCTGCCCCGCGAGTTGCTGTGCATTCTCGAAGCCGCCCTGACGGAGTCCTGACGCAGTCTGAGCCGCCTGCTGTGCAAACGCGCGGTTGGTCTCGGCCTCCGCGATGCCGTGGCGCGACCCGCCGAAAGCGCCCGCAGAGGAAGCCTGCGCATCTCCCACGTTTTGCTGCATCTGGCGCGAGCGCTCAATGTCGCCGAGCGACTGCTGGACGACTTGGTTCTCATACGGGTTGGTGTAGGCACCCAAGTTGGAGCCAGCGACCTGCCCCGCCTGCACGTTTTTCGCTCGGATTGGCGACGCCCCAGCAATGTCCGAAGCATTATAGCCCCGCGACCCAGCCGTAGCCGCATTATAACCCTGTGAGCCAGCTTGCGCGGCGTTGAAGCCCCGCGACCCAGCCGTAGCCGCATTATAACCCTGTGAGCCAGCTTGCGCGGCGTTGAAGCCCTGTGACCCAGCCGTAGCCGCATTGTAGCCCTGTGAGCCAGCCATAGCCGCATTATAGCCCTGAGAGCCAGCTTGCGCGGCGTTGTATTGAGCCGCGCCGATCTGCTGCGGCTGAAAGCCCATTGCCTGCTGCGTGCCTTGCATGGCCTGCTGCAATCCGCCTGCCGCCGCTTGGTTTACGTTGAAGTTACCCTGCGGAGACAGTGGCGAATACTGCCCCTGCGTTGGCTGCCCGCCCATTGGTGAAGGCTTGCCGCCGCCAATGCCGCCTTTGCCGCCACCAGCCGTGCCGGCGGTGGTGGGCGTGCCGCCGATGCCGCCTTGGCCACGCTGCGGCTCACCCGCAGGTGTCCCACCGATGTTGAACCCACCTAATGCTGATCCTGCCATGTTATGCGTCCTTCTTGACTAGACCGATGGCAAAGAATTGCACGGTGCGAATTGTGAATGTAACGGCGCCACGCGGCGTGCGCTTCTTGCCGCTTGCAAAGTCAATGTAGCGACGGAACTCATCGTAGTGTTCGCGCGCCTTGCCTTGCTCAATTTTCTTGGTGCCGCAGTAACGGTAGCCACGGCGGATCGCCTCGCCCCACCACTTGCCGTGAAGCACGTCCATGCACCATACGACGGCCTCGCGCTTAGTGCGTGGGCTGAATGCGCCGCTATCGACTGCGTGTGTTGCGATGACGCAACTTTTCTTTGACGAAGACGATGAGCTAGATGAACTTGACGACGAGCTTGACGACGACTTGGCAGGTGCCTTCGGAATGTTAATGCTGGCGCCGGCTTGAATCTTGTTGGCGTCTTTGATGCTGGGGTTTGCCTTCATCAATTCCGAGACCGTCGTGTTGTTTTTCTTTGCGATGGCCGAAAGAGTGTCGCCGCTTTTGATTGTTGACGAAGACGATGGTGACGACGCCGCAGGCTTTGAGCCAGAATAGTTTGTGACGCCAATTTTGTCGCCGACCCCGCCAAGAACGTCTCCGACTTTGCCGAAATTGCCTACTCCGTCAGCGCCACCTCCAGACAAAATGCCGCCGCTAGATGAGGGTTCTGAGCCTAGACCATCAGGCCGAGCCACAGGCCGAATGGAAGTTGTGGGGGCCGACGAACCTGTCTGCGTGTAGACGTTGTTCGCGTCCGGCGTCATGCCGGGGATACCGCCCGTCGCGCCTGCGATGAACTGGCTCGGCGCACTTGTCAAAAACGGATCATTCATGCCGCCGGGCAAGTATGACGTTGGCGTGTTCATTGTCGTCGTGGATGTGTTGTATGTCCGTGGTGCGCCGGCTTCGGCGACTGCGATCTGGTTATCCCGGTCGGCGGCTGACTCATCCCGAGCATCTTGCGCCATCGTGCTGTATTTCGTGTAATCCATAGGCGCTTGGCCCGAATAGTTGCCAGACGTCGGATCAATGAAAAAGCTGTCGATGTAGGACTTCTGACCGGGGCGATTGGCTGCCAACTCGGCCACCATCTGCTCATACATTGGCGCGGAAGAGTAACCCTGAACGCCGTTGGCGTAGGTCGTCGGTGGGGCCATGCCGCCCATGATGTCTTGTTGCGATGTCGGAGCCGACATGCCGAACGCGTCAGCCGTGCTGGCAGTGTTCTGGAACGCGGCCTGTTGGTTTGGCGTGAATGCCGCAACCGTTGGGCCGTATTCTGGGACGTAGCCCAACTGAGACACCTTGTCGGCGCGGTTTAGATTTCGCTGTGCGGCTGCCTCGATATATTCAGGCACCTTCACTTCGCTGGTTGTTGATCCGCCCTTCGACATTATTCAAACTCCTTGACGTAAGACGCGTGCTGGTGCTTCCAGCCTCGTGCCTCTAATGGTTTCTTCCAGCCGAGACGGCCAGACATTGTTAGCGCGCTGCAACCTTGGGCTTTGGCCCACTCTATCACATCGCCGTGCATATCCATAATCTGTTCAAGCTCACCGCCGCCGAGAAACACATTCAAAACACGTTTCTTTGGATATACCACAATTTCCGTGACGATACACCCCTTCGGCGTCGGCCACAATTGCAGGATGCCTCGCTCAAGGCCGGCGACAATGTCACCAAAGTCATGCGTGCCTCCAGAGTATTCTAGCGCGGCTTCGATCCACGGCCTGCATCGGTACAGTTCACTATCCATAAATTCTTGAAATCCCTATAGTCACCGCAGGTGCGGCGGGTGAGAATGCTGTTGCTGGCGTCGCGTGCAAGTAACCATTCACGTCAGACACAGCCCAATACGCCTCAAGGTAGTCACCGGCAGCGACGTTGAACGTCGTGGCTCGGCTGACAACTGTTGTCGCGTTGTTGCGGTGCAAGGCTGCGACCATTGTTGAGTTTGGCGCGTCAACGCCATTTAGCTTTGGCCAAAAGTAAAAGCTGACGGTGCTGCTCGACCCACTTGAAATTTGAGCGGAAAAACTCGCCATGTAGTGGCCTGGCTCGTCAAACACGATACGAGACGCCGGCGTCCCGTTCGCTATTCCGTCGGCCGTGTTAGCAGTGAACGTCAACGGATAAGCCGTCGACGGCGCCGGCGCGGTGACGTCAGCTGTGATCGCCCCATCATACTGGCCATCGGAGAGTAAAATTTGGCGCCATTCGCCGTCTTTACTAACAACGGGATACTTGTTTATGCGATCCCACATGATCGTGCCGTCGTCTGCGGCACTCTCGCCGCCGGTCTGCTGGACTAGCTTCGATCTGGTTTGTGACAAGTGATTCACAAGCCTCCGGGACCATGACGTCCAGTCGCTACCAGTCGGCTCTGGCGGAGAGTGCTGAATCATCGGCGCCCGCCTTGCACGACGTCGAGACGGTTCACCCCAACGCGCCAATCCGAAAGCCGCTGACCCTCAATGCGCATCCTTACCTGTCGGCCGGTGAATCGCAGGCTGGTCGGGTTGCTCATGCTATAGGGTCCGTAGCTGCGCTCTGCCCCGTTCGGATAGAAACGCGTCTTGAATGTCACGTCCACGTCACCTTGCGTCTTCTCGTCCGGGAGCATCTCAGTAACGCTGATTACCTGGTCCCCACTGCCCAACATAAACGGCCCAGTTTCGGCAAATGGCTCAAGC